ACTGATGTGTCGTTCTTTAAGGCGGCGTTGATTGCTGGCATTGTTGCGGTTTGGAACTTTGCTGGCCGTTTGTCGCAGGCGTGGCTGACACGCCCCGCAGGGATTCTTGACTGATGGCTCGTCCTTCTAACTCTGACCGTTTGAAACGTCTTCAACTGGAGTTGAAGCGTTCTATCCGTTGGCGCAACGACAGTCGTCGTGACGACTTGTGGAAGCGCATGGTTGACCTGTATCGAGGCAAGCACTACAAGTCGCTGTCTAAAGAAGACAGGATGATCATCAACATGGCGTTCGCAACAAAGAACGTCATTGCGCCATCTATCTCTGTAAATAACCCCAAGTTTGTTGTGTCAGCACGCAAGCCTGAGGGCGCAGCACAAGCGATCATCACTGAAGAGGTGTTGAACTATTTGTGGCGCACCTACAAATATCAGGAAGAGTTTCGTCTCGCTGTAGATGACTTCCTCGTGATGGGTCATGGCTGGGTCAAGGTTGGCTATAAGGCGACGAAGCCGATCGAGGTGAAGGAGCCGGGTAAAGACGATCACGGGCTAGACGACTTTGGCGTCGATGACCGTGACGAAACGGTTGAGGGGAATGTTGAGTCTGAGAAGCGGATGATTGAGGACGATGACCGTCCGTACATTGAGCGCATTTCACCGTTCGACATTTATGTTGATCCTGATGCTCGTGGGCCTCGTGACATGAAGTGGGTCGCTCAGCGAATTCGTCGCCCGCTGGGCGATGTGCGTGTTGATTCTCGTTACGACTCGAAGACTCGGAAGAACGTGCAGGGCACGCACATTTCGAAATGGTCAGAAGAGGATTCTCGGGATGGCCGTGACGTTGTTGATGATCCAGATTCAACTCCGTATGCGTATATCGACATTTGGGAGTTTTATGACTTGCGTCGTGGAGAGGTGAGCACTTTTGCAGCGAATCAAGAAGAAGGCTTCTTGATTGCGCCGAAGAAGATCCCGTTCCCGTTCGGGCATCCATTTGTGATGATTCGCAACTATGAGGTGCCTGACCATTTCTACCCGATGGGCGAGTTGGAGTCGATTGAGGAGTTGCAGTACGAGTTGAACAACACTCGTTCGCAGATGATGAACCACAGGAAGCGGTTTGCTCGTAAGTGGATTTATGACAAGGAAGCGTTTGATGCTGACGGCATTAAAGCGTTGGAATCTGACGCAGATAACACGATGGTTCCCGTTGACACGAACGGCCAGATGGACATTGGTAAGGCTGTTGCCCCAATGCCGTCGATTGGAACTCCTCCTGATTTCTACAATCAGTCTGAGTTGATCCAGCAGGATATGGATCGCATTAGTGGTACGTCGGACTATATGCGTGGTGCTACTGCGAACATTCGTCGTACTGCCACAGAAGCAGCGATGATTCAGGACGCTATGAACAGCCGTGCTGCTGACAAGTTGTCTCGTATTGAGGCGACGTTGTCGCAGTGCGGCCAGCGTGTGATGCAGTTGATGCAGATGTACATGACTGGTGAGAAGGTTGTGCGCATTGTTGGTGCGAAGGCTGCTCCTGCGTGGGTGACTTTTGATGCTGATTACATTGCTGGCGAGTTCGACTTTGAGGTTGAGGCTGGGTCTACTCAGCCGATGAACGAGTCGTTCCGTCGTCAATCTGCGTTGCAGTTGGTTGATGCGATGGCACCGTTTGTTGGGCAGGGCATTGTGAACCCGCAGTCGTTGGCTCGTCACGTTCTGCAGTTCGGGTTCGGCATCAAAGATCCGACGATCTTTATGGCGCAACCACAACAGCAGCAACCGCAGCAGGGGGAGCAGCCCATGCATCAGATGCCTGATGGCAGCATGATGCCGGGTGCTCAGCATGGAGGCGATATGGGTATGCCTCAGGGCGGTATGCCGATGCCTCCTGAGGAGTCGCCTGTCGATGGGATTCCGCCCGAGTTGATGGCTGCTATTCAGGGGTCTACGGGGCTTGTCCCGTCTTCTGAGATCAGGTAGGGGGACAGTTTTCCTATAGGTGCGAGAGCAACCTAAGGAGGACTCTTGGACACATTTGATGAAGGCGGCTTCGAGGAAGAAGTCGTCGCACCCGAGGCAGACCCCATCGCGTTTGATGGACAAGTCGACGAGGGAGACATAGCCCCAGAGCCGAGTTATCTGGACGTCGACACTTACGGCAATCATTACGCCCGAGTGAAGGTGGACGGTGAGGAACTGGAGATACCTGTTTCAGAAGCGTTGCAGGGATATCAGCGTCAGGCGGATTACACCCGAAAGACTCAGGAACTGTCTCAGAGAGCACAGCAAGTGCAGTTCTGGGAAACAGTTGACCAAGCGATGAAGGTGAATCCGCAGGAGACGATGCGATTCCTGCAGAACCAGTACGGGATTGGTCAAGCCGAAGTGGCAACCAATACGTCTTACGACGAACCCGAAGATGACTGGTTTGTTGACCCTTCAGATAAGCGTATTGCACAACTTGAACAACAGTTGAATGGGGTGCAGACGTATTTTCAACAGCAGCAGGCAGCACAGCAACTCGAACAAGTTGTGGGGCAACTTCAGCGGAAGTATGGCGAAGATTTTGACGCTACGGCAGTTATTCGTGAAACACTGAATCGAGGGTTTAATGACCCGAGGTATTTGGAAGGCGTTTTCAAGGAGATGTCGTTTGACC